GTTGATTCAATACATGGTTCAAGGGTCTAAAATGACCGGCAATCTTACTCAGAAACAATTGTTGGCGTCTACTAAGAAGGGTGTTGAAAATTTTGCCACGAATAGTCTCTTAGAAATAAGACCTATGTCTGTTGATAAGCTACAAGGTTTAAGATGTAAGTACGCTTCTGTGGATGAATGGCTATCCGGGGAAGTTAGAGAAGATGTCATTGGGGCAATCGAACAAGGTGCTTCCAAGAATGACAACTATCTCATAATCGCTACATCTTCCGAAGGAACTGCTCGTGATGGTGTTGGGGATACTATCAAGATGGAGCTGGTAGACATATTGGAAGGCCGATATTTCAACCCTCATGTATCTATCTGGTACTATAGACTCGACGACGTTAGAGAAGTGGCTTATCCAGAACTATGGATGAAAGCCAATCCCAATTTGGGAGCTACAGTTTCCTACGAAACTTATCGAAATGAAGTGGAACGTGCTGAGAATCAGCCTGCTACAAGAGCTGATACCCTTGCTAAACGTTTTGGTATCCCTGTTGAAGGGTATACATATTTCTTTGTGTATGAAGAAACTATACCTCATAGACCTCAAAACTTCGATGGCCTAGAATGTACATTAGGCGCCGACTTGTCTCAAGGGGATGACTTCTGTGCGTTTACATTCTTATTCCCTCTTGGTAGGGGAAGGTTTGGTATAAAAACTAGGTCATATGTTTGTGAATCTAAACTTAAGAAACTAACTTCCGCAATGAGAAATCGTTACGACGAATTAATTGCTGAAGGAACTCTTATTGTTATGGACGGGGTAGTCTTAGACATGAATAGAGTTTATGACGATCTGACAGCAATGATTTACGAACATAAGTATGTTGTTTATGCTTTCGGTTATGACCCGTATAATGCTCGAGAATTCGTTGAACGATGGGTTCGAGACAATGGAGAATACGGTGTTGAGAAAGTAATACAAGGTGCCAAAACAGAATCTGTACCTATGGGAGAACTTAAAAACTTGGCTACAGAACGTCTTCTTATTTTTGATGAAGAACTTATGAAATTCGCTATGGGTAATGCTATAGCAATTCAGGACAACAACGGTAACTACAAATTATCTAAACGTCGTGCTGACGAAAAGATTGATAACGTTGCCGCGCTTATTGACGCATGGGTTGCGTATAAACGTAATCTAGACTTATTCGGATAGAAAGGCTGAAATACTATGAGTATGTTTACTGATGGTTTACAACATGCCTGGTCTATGTTTAACCGAAATGACACAACATCATTAACTGAAACACAACCCGTGTTTCAACTATCAACTGAACCTAGAGCACTTAATCCTAACAATTCGATTCCGTCAAGAACATACGCTAGAGCATCAATCTCTTCAATGATCTTTAACAGAATTGCTATGGATGCTAGTGCGGTTAAGTTTCAACATGTTAAATTGGCTGAAGACAAAGAGAATCAGACAGTTCAGTACGGGTCATCATTGCAACGATTATTCGAAGTTGAAATGAACATTGACCAGTCTGCTACAGATTTCTTTCATGATTTAGTATATTCTCTATTTGATGAAGGAGTTGTTGCAGCTGTTCCAATCGAAGCAACTTTAGATCCAACTCAATCTGATTCCTATGATATTAAGTCGATGCGTGTTGGTAAAATCATGGAATGGTATCCAACAAAAGTTCGTGTAAAGATTTATAACGAACATAAGGGGGATTTCTCAGAGGTTACAGTGCCTAAGAAGATGTGTGCGATTATCGAAAATCCACTAGCAAATATTTTAGGTAATGACAACCCAACTATGAACCGCCTAATTCAGAAATTGTCTATCTTGGACAAACAAGATATTGATGCGGTTGCTAATAAATGGAACATGATTCTTCAACTTCCTGTCCCTGTCAGAAATGACATAAAGAGAAAAGAAGCTGATGCACGTGTGAAAGATATTGAGAAACAACTTCAAGATTCTAATTTGGGTATTGCATATATTACTGCAGATGAAAAGATTACTCAGTTAAATAGACAAATCAATTCCAATCTTATGGATGAGATTAAGTATTTGACCGATGAATTGTTAAGCCAAATCGGCTTGACTAAAGCAGTATTTGATGGTACCGCTAATGCGGAACAAATGCAAAACTATTATACAAGAACAATTGATCCAATTGTAACTCGAATTCAAGAAGAATTTCAACGAAAATTTATAACCAAGACTGGTTATACCCAAGGCCATCGTATTATTACTTATAGTGACCCATTTAAATTGGTACCTACAAGTCAACTTGCTACGATTGGTGATGCTTTGCTTCGTAATAGAATTCTTACTTCTAATGAATTCCGCGCAGTCATCGGATACGGTCCTATTGCAGACCCTATGGCTGACCAATTGTATAATCCAAATATCTCTGACTCTCGTCAAGATGTATCTATTCCTGGGTCTGTCGGGTCCCCTGGAGGTCAAGATGAATACGCTCAATACCCCCAAGATGGAGAGTATTCTGAAGAGGACTTTCAAAATGGCGGCAAATAATGATGGAGGAAATGTCGTATAATGGATAAACATCCCAAGTATGATTTCGCGGGTTATGTAACTCGTAACGACACTCGTTGTACAGACGGTGTTATTATTCGACATGGTGCTTTCAAAGATAACAATGGACAAAAAGTTCCTTTGGTATGGTCGCATGACCACAGTACACCAGAGAATGTTATTGGACATGTTATGCTGCATCATGCCAACGATGGCGTTTACGGCGAAGGATATTTCAACAATACTCCAAAAGCTCAAAGCGCCAAAGAACTCGTACAACATGGTGATATCTGGTCAATGTCTATTGGGGCAAATCGTATCAAACGTACGCCGCAAAATGACGTTATCCATGGTAATATCTATGAAGTATCTCTTGTAGTCGCCGGAGCCAATCCAGGCGCTGTTATTACGGAAGTGTTACAGCACTCCGATAATCCTAATGAAGGGGAAACTATTATAATGGAAACTAACAATATTGTACACAAAGCAAATGATGTATTGCTTGGACAAGAACGTATTAGCCTCTTCGACCGTATTCAACACGCGGACGAAGGCGAGGCTACTGATATCATGGATGGAGTTCTTGGAACTCTTGACGAAGATCAACAAGAAGCTGTAGCTATTCTTACTGAAGCTGCTGTAAATGAAGCTCTTGAAAACTTTGAGGATTCAGTTAATAAAGATTTTGCAGCCGCGGTTGATGCACGTGTCGGTGAAGTATTAGACGAAATTGCTGAATCTGTCGATGACGATGAAGAAGAAACTGAATTAGAACAATCTGCCCTAGGAGGACAAATCATGCACTATAATGCATTTGGACAAAATGTAAATGACGAACAAGAAATTCGCCACTCACTTGAAACTGCTTTGGAAACTGCTAAAAAAAGTGGTCGTACAGTAGGTCAAGTTCTTTCTGAAATGGATGGTGGTGACACTCTTAAACACTCAATGAACAACATTGACAAACTTTTCCCTGATCATGCACTTCAAGGTGGAGTACAAGTAATCTACTCACCTAACACTGCTACTGAACACATCCTTAGCCGCGTAACAAAAGTTCCAACTGCATTTGTTAAATCAATCATGACAGACCTTTCTGACTTGACTGACGAACAACTTCGTGCCAAAGGTTATATCAAGGGAACTGAAAAGAAAGAACAAATCATTTCTTTCTTGTCTCGTAAGACAGACCCACAAACAATCTATAAAAAACAATCAATCGACCGTGACGACCAAATCGATATTGGTCAACAACTTAACGTTGCTGCATTCTTCAACCAAGAAATGCGCATCAAGTTGAATGATGAAATTGCACAAGCTATCCTTGTATCTGACGGACGTTCTACTGGTGACGCTGCTAAAATCAAAGAAGACAAGATTCGTCCAATCACTAAAGATGAAGAATTCTACACAATCAAAGCTTCTTACAACCCTAAAGCGCTTCTTGACGTATTCCAAACAGTTGCTGAAGAAAAGACTAAGATGCTTGGTTCTGGTACACCATCATTGTACATGAACCCACTATTCTTGACAAAACTTCGTTTCCTTCGCAACAAGAACGAACAATGGGTATTCGGTGGACAACAACCTGCTACTAAAGAATATCTTGCTTCATTGTTCGGTGTTGCTGAAATCGTTGAAACAAACTTCTTGAAACCTGAAGAAATGATCATGGTTAACTTGGCTGACTACCAAATCGGTACAAACCGTGGTGGTGAAGTTAACACATTCGAACACTTCGATATCGACTTCAACAAACAGAAATACCTTATCGAAACTCGCTTGTCTGGTGCGCTTACTCGTGCTAAATCTGCGGTATACTTCACTCCTGCTTCTGGATCAGCTGCGACATCAGGACCGGCTGCTGCTGGAGTTCCTGGGGGATAATCCATGAAATTTAGCGGAAAAGCTGGTTTTAGAATTGATGACGTAGAAATCGAACCGGGAGTCTACGAACCCAAAGTAGTCGTTAAAACTATCAAAGGGGACGTGGTAAGTAATCGTTACCAACATCAAAATAGCGACAAATCAACAATTGATAATGTTCGCATTACCAACCAGCTGTCAATTGTCGCTAATCAATTTTTAAATAAACACATCGCAAATTTGGTATACATCGAATTTCAGGGGGTCAAATGGAAAGTCGAAAGTTTCGATATCCGACCTCCTCGCGTTGTTGTTAGTTTGGGAGGGGTTTATAATGAGCAATCGACTGGAAATTCATGATATAATCCTGAAAGCTGTTGACAAAACCGGTGAGAGGTACAAAGTTTATTACAACCCAGTATCAAACATAAAATTAGAATATCCATGCATTATTTATCGACGCAAAGGAATTCATCAACGACATGCCGATGATATTAGATATCATACGCATACTTCATATCAACTAACAATTATTGATAAAAGAGTAGAGTCGCCTGTTGTGGAGAAATTACTAGAAAATCAATATTGTACTTACAACAATGAGTTCGTATCAGAGAATATGAACCACACTATTATGACACTTAATTCTGGAGGAATTACACATGGCTAAACTAGTATTTGACGAACTAGGAAAACGTTTTTATGAGACCGGTGTATCGAACGCCGTTCTTTTCCCACAAGCAGACGACGGAACATATCCTAAAGGTGTTGCTTGGAATGGTATTACCGCTGCTAACGAATCACCATCAGGTGCTGAGTCTAACGACCAATACGCAGACAACATGGTATACTTGTCTCTAACAGGTGCTGAGAAATTTGAAGGAACTATCGAAGCATTCTCTTCACCAGCTGAATTTGACGAATGTGACGGTATGAAAGAACTTTCTAAAGGTCTTACCGTTCACCAACAAACTCGTAAACCATTCGGTTTCGCTTACAAATCAATCCTTGGTAACGACATCAAAGGTAACGACTACGGTTATAAACTTCACATCTGGTACGGATGTAAAGCTGCTCCATCTGAACGCTCTCACTCAACTGTGAATGACAGTCCAGAACCACAAAACCCATCATGGAGCATTTCTTCAACTCCAGTTGCGGTTCCAGGTGCTAAACCATCATCTGTATTGACATTCAACTCAACTACAACTCCTGCTGACAAACTTAAGAAAATCGAAGATATTCTTTACGGAACTGAAGCTGCAGATGCACGTCTTCCATTGCCAACAGAATTGCTTGACTTGTTGAAATAATTTTTAAATCGGAGGTATTGACTTATGCTTAAACAACCAGTTACTTATGAGGATTTCGACGGAAACACTCAAACAGAAACTCTATATTTCAATCTTAACCGTATGGAATTGATTTCTTTCCAAAAACGCTATGGTAGCGAAAACATGGAAAATTATATCAACAAATTGATTGAAGAAAAACAAATTGAACCAATGTACGATTTGTTGAATGACTTCGTTCTTACTGCCTACGGTGTTAAATCTGAAGATGGAAAACGCTTTATCAAGAGTGAACAAATTCGTGAAGAATTCAAACAATCACTTGCTTATGAAGCATTGATTGAAGATTTCCATGACGATTCTCGTAAGGTTCTTGAACACTTCATTTCTGGTGTTACTGCACATATTCGTGGACTTAATACAGCCGCTGCTGCAGCTGCTGCTAACTAGTTATTACAATGGAGGCGTGGATTTTACCCGCCTCTTTTTGTTTTTATAAAATATTTGAGGTGTGAATATTATGTCTGAGTTTTTAACTATAACTTTGGATGAGCTTGAAATGTGGGATGATAGCATATCTCAATTTATTATAAATGAACCCAAAGAAGATATTACTTTCAAATACACTCTAACCGTATTAGACAAGTGGGAAACGAAGTATAAGAAAAGATTTATCGATAATTCTGCCAACTTAGAACAACATGAGTTACTTGATTTTATAGTAATGATGGCCGATAAACCATTTGATATATCTCGTTTATCAGAAGCTAATTTTAGAGAAATTTTGAAGTATATGGAAGATACGCCTAGTGCTACAGAATTACCTAAAAACAATAATTCTAGTAGAGGTAAAGAGTATCACCGTAAGAAAATATTTACATCTGAGATAATTTATGCGATGATGGCTTTGAATCATATACCATTTGATTGGGAGAATAGAAATCTTAATAAATTGATTATGTTATTGAATTGTGTAGGTGCATTGCAAGAACCTCCTAAGAAAATGACACGAGCCGAAGCAATGGCAGAACATCAACAACAAGTTCTTAGAAATAGAAAAATAATGGAAGAACGGAGGAAGCAGATGAATGGATAACTACATAGGAATTTCTTATGATTCCACTATTGAACATTTCGGAATCAAGGGAATGAAATGGGGTATTCGTACAAAATATGCTCGAGATAGACTCCGTAATTATTCTACTTACAAAAAAGAATTACGAGGAATAAAATCCGAGTATAAGAAAAGAAAACCCACATTATTATCTAAAAGTTTACGACGAAGCGGCGTTGCATCTTTAGGTCTAGGACTTATATCTAAGAATGCTGACTTTACCAATTATGGTCTCAGTGCAATTGCTGGCGGCGTTACTTTGGATGCCATGAGAGGCGCCTATGGTGCTAAAAAAGATTACAAGTATCAAAAGAAACTTTTGAAGAAACAATACAAAGAATCTAAATCAAATTTGAAACGAGTTAAGAATAATGCGTTAATCGAAAACAAAATCGTTCGTATAACTAACAATAAACGGATTGCCGATGTTGATAAACAAAAGAAAATTATTGATGCGGCTAAACGATTGAGAGGATAATTGTATGGAAATTCATGTTTCTGGAGATTTCGGAAATCTAGAAAAGTTTTTAAAACGACCTAGAACGTCGGACTTGGATTCATTAGGAAAAGCTATCGTTAAAGCACTTGCTGACGCTACTCCTACGAAATCTGGATTGACCGCAAAATCGTGGGGTTATAGAATTGTAACCACTTCTCGAGGTCAGGATTTAGAAATTTACAATACCCATATTAATGACGGAGTCAACATTGCTATAATCTTACATTATGGCCACGGAACTGGTACAGGAGGTTATGTTCCTCCAAGACCATATATTGACGAAGCTATTAATTCGGTATACAAGAAAACTATTAATAAAGTTTTAGAAGACTATCTAAAATAGAAAGGTAAACTATGGCTGGATATGTAGACGAAAAAGTCGCCAAGGTCACATTAGACAACAAAGGCTTTTCCAAGAATGCTGATGACACTGTCGCCGCATTGGAACGAATGAAGAAAGCTTTTGGTAAAATCAACGGTAAAGACGCGACTAAAAACATAGCCTCAGACATGTCGGAGATGAATGACACAATCTCAAAATCGACGCAAAAATCTGAGGGATTACTATCTCGCCTTAAAGGAATTTTCAACCGAAGCGCTAAAGGCATTGATATGTCTGGCGCAGGACAATCGATTGATAGAATGAATACTGATGTCGCTAGCAAAACTGCTACCACATCATCTATTCTATCTCGATTAAAAGGTATTTTCCAAAAGGCAGATAACCATCAAGGGTTTCCTAACTCCATCAAATCTATTGATGGTTTAAATACGAAAGTTGCAGGATTCGACGTTAGTCCTCTATCAAATGCTTTTGCTAAAGCGGCTAGCTCTGTACAAAATTCTCTATCAATTATAGATATTGCTTTGGGTAATGTCCTAGGTGGAATGATTCAGAAGGCTATGAGCTTCACTGGTCAATTCTTTAGAGGATATGGAGATGGTCTTGCCGAGTATAAAAACAAACTCGGTTCTATTCAAACCATCATGACGAATACGGAATGGGAAATTCCAGATAGTTCTGTTCGTATGCGTCGAGTTTCTGGTGCTTTAGAAACTCTTAATGACTACGCCGATAAAACCATTTACTCATTCGCGGATATGACCAAAAACATTGGTACATTTACTGCGGCAGGGGTAAGCTTGGATAAATCAGCTGTGGCGATTAAGGGTATCTCTAACTTGGCTGC